TGGTGTTGCCGCAGGTGACGTTACCTCGTTTGTTGATACTGGGTCATATATCTTTAATGCTGTTGTTAGTGGGTCTATCTTTGGCGGTATTCCTTCCAACAAGGTCACAGCACTCGCAGGAGAATCCAGTACTGGAAAAACTTTTTTTGCCCTCTCTGTTGTTCGTTCCTTTCTTAGTAATCATCCTACTGGTGGGGTCATTTATTTTGAGTCTGAGTCTGCTATAAGTAAGGATATGATTGAGAGCAGGGGTATAGATGCCAGTCGCATGGTAATCTTTCCTGTTGCTACGATAGAAGAGTTTAGAACACAGGCAGTAAGGATTGTAGACAAGTACATGAAGGAACCAAAAGAATCAAGACAACCAATGATGTTTGTTTTGGATTCTCTTGGTATGCTTAGTACAACAAAAGAGATGGAAGACATCACCAATGATAAACAGGTCAGGGACATGACCAAATCCCAATTGATCAAAGGTGCATTCAGAGTATTGACCTTGAAACTAGGACAGGCAGGTATTCCAATGCTTGTCACGAATCACACATATGATGTGATAGGATCCTATGTGCCAATGAAAGAAATGGGCGGTGGTGCTGGACTAAAGTACGCTGCATCTACTATAATATACCTATCCAAATCGAAAGAGAAGGAAGGAACAGATTTAGTGGGTAACATCATTAAATGTGAAACTAAAAAATCTAGATTATCTAAGGAGGGATCTAAAGTTGCTACCAGATTATACTTTGACGAACGTGGACTTGACAGGTATTATGGACTCCTTGAACTTGGTGAGAAGTATGGAGTTTTCAAGAGGGTGGGAAACCGTATCGCCATTGGTGGTAGTAATGTTTACCCTAAATCTATACTCACTAGTCCTGACAAGTACTTCACAGAGGAAGTAATGGCAAAACTAGAAGAAGCAGCACGTACCGAATTTAGTTATGGCAATTGAAAGAATTGAAAGCACCATACTTAGGAACTTATTATTTACAGAAGAATACTATCGTAAGGTAGTACCCTTTCTTAAAGCTGATTACTTTCAAGAATATGATGAGAAAATAATCTTTGAAGAGATTCAAGATTTCTCTGGAAAGTATGATAAGATTCCAACACAAGAAGTTATTTTAATAAATCTTCAGAATCGTAGTGATCTTACAGAAGATAACTTTCAAAGTGCCTCTGTCATTGTAAACTCATTAACTAATGAATGGGTTGACTTTGATTGGTTATGCGATGCCACAGAGAAGTGGTGTCAAGATCGTGCTATATATCTTGCGTTAATGCAATCTATTAAGATTGCAGACGGTGGAGATAAGAAGTTAGATAAGGGTGCTATACCTAGTATCCTACAGGATGCTTTGGCTGTCTCTTTTGATGAACACATCGGACATGACTACATTGAACAATCTAAAGATAGATATGAATTCTACCACAGGGTCGAGGAAAAATTCCGTTTGATCTCGAAAAGTTTAACTATATTACGAAAGGTGGGATCCCTAACAAGACTCTTAATATCGCACTTGCTGGTACAGGTGTCGGGAAAAGTTTATTCATGTGCCACATGGCTAGCTCCGTCATGTTCAAGGACGGAACGTACTATACATTACATGTGAAATGGCAGAGGAGAAAATTGCTGAACGAATTGATGCAAATCTTCTCAATGTAAATATAAGGGACATCCCTGAACTTCCAGAAGTTATATACAACTCCAAAGTCCAAGAGATTACTCGTAAGACTCAGGGTAAGTTGATTATAAAAGAGTACCCTACAGCATCTGCACATGCAGGACATTTTAAGGCACTCTTATCTGATCTATCTTTAAAGAAAAGTTTCAAACCTGATATAATCTTTATTGATTACTTAAATATTTGTGCTAGTGTGAGGTATAAAGGTGCTATTGTTAACTCGTATACGTATGTTAAGGCGATTGCGGAGGAGCTTCGCGGTCTTGCTGTGGAACATAACCTACCTATTGTTTCAGCTACTCAAACTACTAGGAGTGGTTATGGTAATAGTGATCCTGACCTTACCGATACTTCTGAGTCTTTTGGTCTCCCTGCCACTGCTGATCTTATGTTTGCCCTTATCTCTACTGAGGAGCTCGAACAACAAGGTAGGATCATGGTTAAACAACTCAAAAACAGATACAACGACCCGACCTCATCTAGAAAGTTTATGGTAGGTATTGACAGATCGAAGATGAGGCTGTATGATGTAGCGGAGGACTCTACTGTCCTAAATCAAACTGAGGATGATGAGAACAATCAACAGTTCTCTGAAACTCAGAATAGATTAAGTAAATTTGCTGAATGGAATGTATAAATTATGGCTATAGATTTTGATAAGTACTCTCATTTCGTGGATGCTGTCACATCGGATTCCTCTAAGAATTTTGTCGATCTTGCTGACAGGTTGGGTGAACTTGACAGAGAAGGTGCAAATATTGAACGTCTTACCACTGCTGGCGTTGGGCTTGCTGCTGAGTCTGGTGAGTTTTTGGAGATCGTTAAAAAGATGGTTTTTCAAGGTAAGCCATGGAATGATGATAATAGGGAGCACCTTATTATTGAGTTGGGTGACGTTATGTGGTATGTGGCACAGGCTTGTATGGCTCTGGACATACCATTCGATGATGTCATCATAAGAAATGTAGAGAAACTAGAGAAGAGATATCCTGGTGGATCGTTTGATGTTGAGAAATCAGAAAAAAGAGCAGAAGGTGACAGATAATGTTAACACAACAAGTAGAAGACTCATTAAGAGCAGCACAAGAACATCTAAGAGATGCCCTAGCATTTGCAGCACGAGGTGAGAAACCTTATGTGGCAAAACATATTGCTGGATTCTTAGCAGACATTGATAACCTTGTCGATGCACAAGATCTCATAGAAAATATGAGAGAATATATGGATGATAAGATTAGAGAAAGAGAAGACGGATCTTCCGATTGACATGATATGGTAATCTAAATACATCTAGTATTAAGGTCGATATTTAATCATGGCAAAGAAGAAGCAGGAAACTTTTCCAACACTTAATGGAAATTGGATAAGAAGAGCCACTGATATAATAGATTGTCTTCAAGGAGAAGGATATAATTATCTCCATTTCTCAGTTACTTCAGCAAAGAATGTAAAAGACTTTCCACAAATAAAGATTGTTCTTGGTTTAAGAGTAGAGGTAGAAGAGAAGGATAGACCAACAGCAACAAAGAATATTATGGATGCTGTTCAAGATAAGACTGTAAGTAATTGGAATCAGGGTAAGTCAAAGTATACTGTTAAACTCAATTCTGATGGTACTGGTCCTAAGAAAGAGAATAGACTTGATATTCCTGTTACTGTAGGTGATAAAACCAGAGTAATTCGTATAGAAATAAAACCTGTAAAAGGTGGTGGTAGTGGTGGTGGATCAAAATCAACTGCTATCAATGAATGTATGGCTGCTGTGTATGCTGCGGTAAGATTTTGGCATGTTAATAAAGATTTAGATCCTACTATAGGTCTTGATGAAAATATGCTAAAGGAAGCATATGATAATCATTGCACTCTTGATAAACCCTTTAAAGATTTGTGGGCAGATTCTTTTTGGCATACTTCACATTGTATGGTAGCAAATAAACTTTTTAATTCTGAAGAGACTAAAGGTATAAAGAACCCTCATTTCTATCGTGGTGGTGGGTTTGATGATAAAGAAATTAAAGCAGCATATAAAAGATTGAATACTGATCTAAAGGCGAA